AGAATTCCAATTTTGTTACATCATTTTGTTCTCTCATTTTTAATTAATTTTTTGTTTTAAAATTGTTTTTTTCTTTTCGTGTAAGTTTTAAAAAAGGTTTTAAAAAGTTTACCCAAGCATCATCACCTTTTGGGAGAAATTTAAAGAATCCATCTTCCATCATCATCTTTATCAGATTTCTATGTCCCCTTCCATCAGGGTCTAAGGTTTCTTTATAATACAATTCAACAGTTTCTTTACCTTCATCATCAATAATAGGTTGTGACAAATCTACAATCTTTTTATTGATTTCAAAAAATTCATCACCATAAATTCCAGTTTTTGTTTTCCCTGAAAGTAAATTTTTGATTACTGTATTATCCTTATCTTCTTTTAAGATGTTTTCAGCTTTAGATAAAATATCGTCAATTGTTACGTCTTGTTCAAGTAGTTCAGGAAATAATTTAAATAAAGTTTTATCACCCAAATAATATATTCCATCAATATTATCTGACTTATCTCCACACAAAATTTTATATGTTAATATATTATTGTGTGGAATTTCATGTTCCTTCAATTTAATCTTATCACCATTTTTATAGGTTTGTTTTGCTGATGGTGAAAATATTGATACGTTTTTTGAAATGAGCTGAGTTAAGTCTTTATCGGATGAGAATATTGTTATATTCTCATTATTTGCAATTTGACAATAATACGCAATCAAATCATCAGCCTCGTTATTTTCAATATTAACTTGTCTAACAAACATTTCTTCCAAATATTGTTTTACTCTTTCCCTTTGATATCTAAAAGATTGTTCTTTAGGTTCGTTTGTTTCTTGTATTCTGTTTTCTTTATACTGAGGATATATAAGTTTTCTTTTGATGGAATTACCTTCACCATCCCAAAAAACAACAATCTTATCGAAATTTTGTTCTTCAATAAATCGTCTTACTGTATTTAAAAAGTGCCATATTCCACCAATATGGTTTCCATTATGGTAATATTCTTTAACCCCATGAAAACCAATCTTCATAAGATTATTACCATCAACTAATAAAGTTTTCAACATTTAATTAATAATTCATAATTAACAATTCAGTACCTTTTGACTGCTCTTTTCCTTTCTTTGCTGCGGCAGCTTTAGCAAATTCTTTAGATTCCCATCTATACTCATCTTTAGGAAACCACTCATTTAATAATTCAAAGTCATAATAAGATAGACTAAATTTACCTTTAATTCCTTTTAGTGAATTAGCCAATCTTTCATGGTCATTTCTATCAAAATCGTGATTTGAGTAATAGTTTTCAGTTTTCCAATATGGAGGGTCAGTATAAAAATAAGTCTTCTCAGAATCGTATTTTTTAATAACATCACCGAAGTCCATATTTTCAACATCAGTTATCTTTAAGAAATGTTCAACCCAATCAGGTTTAGATAATTTATCTCTAAATGTCAAATACTTTGATTTGTATTTACCTTTCAAGTCAATAAATGAACTTGTTTCAGGTTTTGACCCACTGAATACTTGAGTTAAGACATAAACATATTTAGCAGCTGTTTCATAATCAGGACAATTAGTTTTAAACCCTTCTGAAAATATTTCTTTCTGAAATTGATTAAACTGATTTTTGTAAATTTCAGGAGTGTTTTCCTCCCCAAATTTTTGACATTCAATTGACTCAATACTTTTCAATAACTCACTTGGATTCTGAATACATTTAAAAAGATTGTAGTTGAGTGGGTTGAAATCATTATAAACAACCTTCTTCAGGTTTGGGTATTCTTTCAAATCCATATTGAAGAATACCCAGTACATTCCTGAGAAGGGTTCTACATAAATTTCAGTATCTTTTGGGATGAATGGTGTTATCCATTTCCCTATTTTGGATTTACCTCCGATGTAACTTAACATTTATTTATTTTTTAATCTTCGTAAGAAATTTCTTCACTAACATTTTCTTCATAAGAAATCTCCCCTGTTCCACTTAAAATAGCGTTCCAATACTGAGAAAATTCTTTTTTATATTTTTCCAAAGCTTCTTTTGTATCTGATATATAACCTTGGGGTACTGCGATAATTTTACCATCTTTATAAGCAATACCATTAACGTGATTCTTAAGAACTGAAACTTTTGTACGTATTGCATAAGATACTGTTCTACCATTTTTAGTTGCGGTAATATGATTAATTCCTGAGTTTTTCTGATTACCAAACAAGAAAATTAAACTAGATGCCAACCAAAGAGCCTCACCACCTTTAGCTTTAATTGTTGGTTGACCAAAAGGATTATCAGGAAGCTCAACCCAAGGTTGGTTAACAACTATCATAGTATTAATGTGAGGGTAATCTTCTTTTTTAGATTTAGCAATCCTTGAATGGATACCCATACCAACTTTATCAGCCAAAGCAGCTGCATTATGTTGTTTTCCCCCCTTACCTTCGAATGTCATTTTACAAGGGATTGAACCAATTGAGTCCCAACAAATACACAAGTTATATGGTAGTTCACCTTTTTCTTGTGCATCTAATAAATCATTAATATAATCGGTCGCTTGTTCTATGTAATCAAAACTATCGTTGTAAAGGAAATTACCATCCCAAGTTCCATCTTCTGTTTGTTCTGCCTGTAAACCCAATTCTACGGCATGAGGCCAGTTCCATTTTTTTTCAGTAATAATAAAAACAGGTAAATCACCTCTCATTTGAGCATCAGCAGCTGCTTTGATTAATGCTGTGGTTTTTGATGTGTTCGAGTGTCCAAGGAACATGGTAATACCACCTTGTACAGGACCTGGTAATCCACAAGCTTCCATGAAAGCATCACCACAATTATAAAAACTCTCAGTTTTATATTTTGTTTTAGTTGAAAATTTGGATTTTATTGAATCCAAACTAATTTCTTTTTTCTTGATTGCCATTGATAAAATCTTTTAATAATTTTTTATAATCTTTTTTCCAATTAGGGTTAAGTTTAATATTACCTGTTGGTATTCTACCCAATTTTCTTTCTCTTTCAGTATGTGTTGAATTTCTTTGTATCACATTGGGTCTATCATTTGTATCAGTTCCCATTCCACTCATATGATAACCTCTACCACCCCACATATAAAACCAAGAAACTTCATCATCAGGTGGTGACGCTTTCACTATTTTGTTACTTAACTTCATTATATTATAAACAAATGTTGCATCATAACCAGCATTTTCCAAAGGATGTTTTCCAACTTTTTCCCAAATTCTTTTACTATACACAATACCAGAGTTACCCAAACTTGTAATAGCAGTGATATTAGGTTCATTATAAAATACACCTTTTTGCCAATGTAGTAAATCACTATCATTGTTAAAATATTTAGAAATATTCATTAAGTGGTTAGGTAGTGCAATATCATCATCATCCCAAACCGCAATAATGTCACCACAACAAAGAGATACAGCATAGTTTTCTTTTTCACCTATTGTTTCAAACGTTTTATCTAAGTTGAAAATTTTTACATCAGGGTGGTCGAACTCCAATTTTTGTAAGGGATAATCATTAACAATGATTAATTCTTTCTTACCAGGATATTCTTGATTAATAAATGAATATATACTTTCTTCTAACAAGTTTACTCTCCCATAAGTGATACACTTGCAAGAAATGAATGGATAAGTATCACTCCCTCCATTTTGATTGTTCATTGTGAAAAAATTTAAAAAAATGAACCCCAATTAAATGGGGTTCAATTGTGAGAAAATAAGTTAGAAAGGTAAATCACCATCAGATTCAAAATCAACTTGTGGGTCTTCGTATGTAGGCTTTGACTTACCACCTAGTGATATTTCGCCTGATTCAGAATTACCGTAAGTATAGCCACCTTTTTCACCATCCCATTTAGGTGTTTCACCTCTCGCAATAGCTTCTAGGTATTCTACAGGTTTTTTAGAATAAACATCAGCCCAACCTAATTCATCATTTACCCAACCATCTGAAATTGATTTATCTGTGTGAATCGGTGCTGGGTCATCATACATGATTGTTTGTATAACTGTGTATGTTGCCCCTTTTGGTGTCTTGGCTTTAGTCATTTCAAGGATAATATCTCTACCTTTTTCAGGGTCAGTTACATCACCTTTTGCTCTGAAGATAGGAATTAGTTTGTCTAAGATTCCTTCGTTTTTATAATTGTGTTTAAATCTCCAAAATTTTACACCATCTTGCTCGTTGTCACGGTCAATTAATTTAACGATATAAAATTTACGAGGTTTATATTGTTTGGCAAGTTCTTTGTCAGCATCTCTACCTGTTGACATTAGTTCTTCATATACCTCAGAAAGTGGGGAACGTTCA